ACAAACAGCATCAGGTAAAGTCTAGGTTCTATTATTATTTCTGGGGTCTTGCCACAATCTCAGTTGTTTTGGGTCAGATTTATGTTGGAACTGGATATCGTGTAATGGCACAAAGTATCAACCAATTTTTTCATACACTTACATTAGAATTGGAGTCTTCCGATGGGACTATTGATTATCGATAAATCTAAACTGGTACAACCAAAAGTGAAAACAACACCACAACTTGTCGATGAGGCTAACGAAGGACTATTTCGTGCTAAAATGACTTTACCTGCCGCTGCTGCACATTGTGGCATGACTCAGAAGGAAATGAAAATGACTTTCTGGGAATTTTTAAAATATCATCCTGCTGATTATGAAATCTCTTAAAACCTGTTTAAGATACCCTGGCGGAAAGAGTAGAGCAACTACTAAACTGTCTCAATTCTTCCCAGACTTTTCTGATTATAAACAATTCAGAGAACCATTTGTTGGTGGAGGATCTGTTGCAATTTATGTTACAAAAATGAACCCAAATCTATCGATTTGGGTCAATGATTTGTATGAACCTCTTTATACTTTTTGGGACCAACTCCAAAAGAATGGTGGTAAAATGCGTAATGAGTTGGTACAATTAAAGCAGCGTTATTGTGATCCAACTTCTGCTCGCAACCTTTTCCAACAAGCAAAGGATTATTTGAATGAAACCAACACTGAACCCTTTCATCGTGCCGTTAGTTTTTACGTTCTTAACAAGTGCTCTTTTTCTGGTCTCACTGAGTCCTCATCCTTTTCATCCTCCGCGTCCGAATCAAACTTCTCAATGCGCGGAATAGAAAAACTGCCAGAATACTCTGAACTTATTAAGAATTGGAAGATTACCAATTTCTCATATGAGTTTATGATGGATTGTGATAGTAAGATATTTTTATATTTGGATCCTCCATATGATATTAAAGATAATTTGTATGGAAAGAAAGGATCTATGCATAAGGGATTTGACCACGATAAGTTTGCAAGTGATTGCAACTTAAACAAAAGTCAACCAATGTTGATTAGTTATAATTCAGACCAACTTGTGAAAGATCGTTTTTCTGATTGGAATACTGCCGAGTTCTCTCATACATATACAATGAGGTCTGTTGGGTCTTATAATAAAGATCAGCAGGAAAGAAAAGAATTGGTTCTACTAAATTATGAAGTGTGAAGTGACCCTGTACAAAGCAGGTATTGTATTCAAAGAGCAAGTAATAGCAAGAGATTACCAAGATGCAAGAAAGGTTGCTCTTGCTCGTAATCCAGAAGCAACAGTAGTAGGCGTTACAGCGGTTTTTAAATAATGTACGAATTGAAAGATTGGTTGAATTCTATCAATTTCAACAAGAAGAATTTGATGGAAGAAGATCCAGATTGTATAAAGAAGTATCCTCCTTTCATTATTAACAAGTGCCTTGCAGGATCTATTGACTGTGTAATGTATGCAAATGAGATGAATATCAATCATCATCTCGACAAAGATATGCAGTATCAATTTTATCTAAATAGCATCAGGAAGCAGAAGAGATTTTCTCCTTGGCTCCGTAAGGATAAAATTGATGACTTAGAATGCATCAAACGTTATTATGGTTATAGTAATGAAAAAGCGTTCCAGGCTCTCAAAATCCTAAATAATGAACAGATCAATTTTATTAAATCTAAACTTGAAGTTGGAGGAACAAAATGACTACTGTGGAACCAGAAGTTAAGTGGTCACAAGACCAGATGATCGAAGTCAGTCTCAATGAACCTGATGATTTTTTGAAAATCAGAGAAACTCTTACGAGAATTGGAGTCGCTTCCAGAAAAGAAAAGAAACTCTATCAGTCTTGCCACATTCTGCACAAACAGGGCAAGTACTATATCGTTCACTTTAAGGAACTGTTTGCTCTTGATGGCAAACATGCGAACTTGACTCAGAACGATGTTCAAAGACGTAATAGAATCGCCAAGTTACTTGTTGATTGGGGTCTTTTAAGCATAGCAAAACCAGAATCAATTACTGATATTGCTCCTTTGAATCAAATCAAAGTTCTTGCATATAAAGAGAAAGGTGAATGGATTTTGGAACAAAAGTACAACATTGGTAAGAAAACCAAAAAGGTAGAAGAATAAATAAAGGGTGCGGACAACCGCACTTTATACGAGAGATATAATTTACTTTACGGTTAGTTCTACTTTTGGAGGCGGTTATCCTACCGCCTCTTTTTTATTTGTGATATAATTATTATTGGATGCCGAAAGGGTCCACACAATCAAATCTCGCTTACTAAGGAGAAGTACAGATGCACAATCTTGCAAAGTATAATGCTGCGAACCTGGATCAACTGATGGACAGGATCACACGCAACAGTATTGGTATGGATGAATATTTTCATCGCTTGTTTACTCTACATGAAACAACTTCAAACTATCCTCCATACAATCTTGTGGAAGTAAGTAATGTAGAATCTCGTTTAGAACTTGCTCTTGCTGGATTTAAAAAGAAAGAGGTCTATGTCTACACCCAAGATGGTAAACTCTTTGTTGAAGGTCAAAAAGAAGATAAAGAGACGGAAACTAACTACCTACACAAAGGTATGGCTCAACGGTCATTTACACGATCCTGGACACTCTCTGATGACACGGAAGTTAGATCAGTTGATTTTGAGGATGGGCTTTTGAGTATTACTCTTGGTAAGATCGTTCCTGAACATCACAAGAGAAAGGATTGGTTCTAAATACTATTGAATATCGTCGGCGCTATGCCACGGGGGGAACTGGCCAAATCCAGTGGACACCCCCCTTTTTTAATGCTATAATGTACTGGGAAATATAATAGGTATGACAGTAAAGTTAGTTTTGATGAAGTCTGGCGAAGACATTATCGCTGATGTTGAAGAAATGGTCATTGAAGACCGAACAATCGGATATTTTCTCACAAAACCTTGCATTGTGAAGCTCATGGATAATGATGCGATCACAAGAGATAAAACAGCAAAAGGTTTTAGAATTAAGATGTTCCCTTGGATGCCATTATCCAAGGATCCAAAAATTCCAGTGAGTGTTGATTGGGTTGTCACAATGACTGAACCTGTTGATGAACTTCGTAAAATGTTTTTAAATGAGGTACTAAAAGATGATCAAACTGATAGTGATGGAGAATCTGGTTCTGATAGCACAGATTGAAGAGGTTGGTTCTGAACTTGGAGAACCTGATTGTAAACTAATTAATCCATTTTGTGTAAATGCAGACAATGGAACACTGTCTCCTTGGTTGAGTCAGTATTCATCTCAGGGTGACTTTATGATTCACTCTGACAAAATTTTGACAATTGCAGAACCAAATACTAAACTGCTTGAACGCTATCAGAAGGTGACTGACGAGTGAGATTTTATACAAATGTCCAAATGGTCGGCAACAGATTTCTAGTTCGTGGATATGAAAACGGTAAGAGTTTCATGACCACGGAAGAATTCAGACCGACTCTTTTTGTAAAATCAAAGAAAAAAACAAAGTACAAAAATCTTGCAGGCGAATATGTTGAAGCAATTCAACCTGGATTTGTGAGAGATTGTAGGGAGTTTTATAAAAAGTATGAGAATGTTGAAGGATTTGAAATCTATGGTAATGATCGGTATGTGTGTCAGTACATTTCCGATACCTATCCAGAAGATGAAATTAAGTTCGATATCAAAAAGATTAAACTCATAACCTTGGACATTGAGGTTCAATCTGAGATGGGATTCCCAGACACTGAATCTTGTGCAGAGGAGATGCTTCTGATTACAATTCAGGACTATTCCACTAAGCAAATTATTACCTGGGGAAGAAATCCATATCAATCAACAAAACCAAATGCAAAGTACATTCTTTGTGAATCTGAAAGGGATTTGTTGTTAAACTTCCTAGATTGGTGGGCACATAATACGCCAGAAGTTGTGACTGGATGGAATGTTCAGTTGTATGATATTCCATATATTTGTGGAAGGATTAACCGTATTCTTGGTGAGAAAACCTTAAAGAAAATCTCTCCTTGGGGATTAGTTACTGAGGGTGAGGTGTGGATTTCTGGTAGGAAAAATATCTCATTTGATATTGGTGGTATCACACAGTTGGATTACCTTGACCTCTATAAGAAGTTTACTTATAAGGCACAAGAATCTTATCGTCTGGATTATATTGCAAGCGTAGAACTTGGGCAAAAGAAACTCGATCACAGCGAGTTTGACACTTTCAAAGACTTTTACACAAAAGGTTGGAAGAAGTTCGTTGACTATAACATTGTTGACGTGGAACTTGTTGACCGAATGGAAGACAAGATGAAACTGATTGAACTTGCTCTTAC